GAACCCCCTTAGCCTTAAACCCTCCCGGTAAATTTGCAAATTGCCCTGCATCTATCAGCGAACGCATCGCTGCAGTGGCACTCATAGTCAAATTACCAAGGAAGTGAATAAGACCAAGACCATAGAAACCAAAGCCCGGAACAAATCTATAATGCACAAAGTGACTTATTTTTTCTTTGTTCGGATCATCTTGCTTGTAGTTTCTACGGATACTCATAACTTGTCTGGACTGTTGTTCAATAGTTACAATATAGGGACAAGCTTCTTCTTCATACTCAATATTTAAATAACAGTGTTGCTCCAGAAGAACATACTGCGGATCATGGTCTGATGTTGGGGAAAGACCCACAATTGTATCCATCTTCTCACCAAAAGATGTGCTTGGGTATGAGGATGGAGAACTTAGTTCAATTTCTTCATATACACCAGCCCTCATATCTCTTTGAAGTTCCACCGGACTACGATATATAACATGTGTGTAACGATCTGCATTGGCAAGATCAGTGGCATAGTAAGAAATATAGAACTGATCAATAGGAATAAATTCAGACTTGGGACGCTTCACTGTTGCATCATAGTATAATTTCTTAAAAGCAGATCCAATCAGGGGGAGGTGGAACAACATTCTTTCAAATTCATCAAAGTATTCAGGCATCTGTTCAGTTACCTGATAATTCATAAAGTTCTGAACACGGTTAGCCTGTTCTTCTTTTTCAGGTGTGGCTTTTCCAAATATCTGTGCTTTGATAGGTCCGTTGGAGGGGAAGAGTTCCCCGGAAGCCTTGGACTGGAACTTAACAGCAGACTCGATCAAGAGCGGGTGTACAGCAGTACAGGCACCCTCAAAGGGTTCGGAACCCTGCTCAAGCTTCAGACCCAGCAGATCAAAGCCACGCTCAAACATAGACTCCCACTCAGCACGGGAATCCTTATCTGCCTCAAAGTTTTCAATAACATCTGATGCAATATCTGAAAGTTTATCCTCATCCAGTGTATCCAGAATATTACCATACCATTCAGCAATATCCTCTGAAGCCTTCATTTCTGTATTACCGGAAAAATCTACAACAACACTGCCGTCATCACCAACCTCAAAGGTCGCATCAAGTTCTGCCCCTTCCACAGCATTGTCCAAAGAAACTGTATTCATTTCTTCCTCTTCAGGAATCTGGTCAAAGGGATTACGTTCTGCGGCCATTATACAAACCTTTCTTCTTGTTTCATCATTTCTTTCGCCTTCTTAGGTCCATAGAGTGCTGCTAATTCTTGGTAGCGTTTCTTCCATGCTGGGGGACGATTTAATTCGGGAAAACGTTCTCTGAACGGTATGAAGCCTGAATCATCTTCTTCAGGTATAGAGGCAGTCTGAAACGGAGTCCCAGCTCTAAGAGGCTGATCGTCAATCTCAGGATCTTCTTCCATGATATCAGCAATAGCGGCAGCCACCTCTGCAGTGGTCATGTCAGTGGCCATGGTGTCAAAGAAAGACTGTGGCGAATCTAAGTCCACATCGTCAGGCCCCGGCGATTTTGGATCGCCAAGCAGCCCGCCAAATCCGGTTATGCTGGGCATATCAAAGCTGGGCATATCAAAGCTGGGCATATCGGGCAGGCTATCATAGAAATCTTGGACGCCAGCGGGCATTCCAAACTGATCCATTACCATGCCAACCGGGAAGTCAAGGCCAAGCGCACTGGCTATCTCATTTAGCCCACGCCCCATGCCGGTGGATTCATGGCTGCCAAAAATATTACTGAATAGACTGGTTGGGCTAACCGCAAATGATGCCAATAATGAAAGTCCTTGTTGAACTCCTCTTTCTCTTTCATTTTCATTATCTTGGGCCGCTCTCCCGGCAGGTGCATTGGGGGCATAACCAAGCATTCCAAGTTCTGCCGCAGATACTTGGTTAACACTGTTTGGTCCCATCTCATTATTATAAGCTTCCATTGCTTGCTCTACTGTCATAGTAGGATTATCAATTGCAAATTGATTAAACATGGAAAGATTAACACCTGACTGACTTGAGGGGTCGGCACCTGTTATTGTACTTGGATCGTACTGCGCTTCAGTTAACATCACATTTGTGGGACCAGTTCTGGCTTCATATTTACCACGGTAGCCAGAAGCATAAGATGGTAAGCCAAGCTCGTCTCTCATAAAATTCATAAAAGGAATATCAATGTATTCGTCTGGCCCAAAACTATCTCTGTTAGCCATGTTATGAATTGTTGTGGCATAGAAGGCTTGCTGCTGCGGCTTCATTGATCTATATGCAGTCATCATATCCTGTGCCCTCTCTCTGGACATTTCTTCTAGATCGACTCCTTGTTCTCTGGAATGTGCGACTACGCCTCGTCTGTCCATTATATTTAAAGTAGATAATAAATCATTGGCACCAGCCCATGTTGACATTAGACTGTTAAAAGATTTCTCTTCGTCCGCCTTTTCTTCTTCAGTTCGGGGACCGAGTAATTGCATCACTGCTCTTTGTTCTTCAGTTTGTTCCATCGCTGCGGCCCGCATGGCTTGTTCAAAACTCTCTTGTTCTTCGTCTTTTTGCTCATCAGTTTGACCGCCAGCCATCTCGGCCCAACCGGCTTGCACTGCGGCGTTGAGACCGGCGATGGAGTTGGCAGCGGCCTTGGCAACACCCGTATAATCTTCATCCATAGGCGGTCCGTGGAATCCATCAAATGGGGCCGACGGAGCGGGAGTATTGGGTCCTAGTGGATCTTCTGGATTTAGACCAACACTTCTCATAGCAGTATCAAATTGGGCTGCTGCTACTGCTGCGGCTTCGGCTTCGGCTTCTTCTACGGCATTTTGAATAGAACTGAGATAATCTTCGGCAAAACCACGACCAACGTTTTCATTTTCTTCGTCCTGTGCTGCCGGACTGGTGGGCGCACCCTCATCTACTGAATCCTCGCCGCCGGGGCCTTCAGCCTCACCTCCAAAACAGAAGTGGCGTTGTTCATACAAATTAAAACCAAGATAATCTAGGTTATCAAAGAGTTGATATCTTTTTTTCTTATAGCCATGTAACATGATGTATCTTCTTCTCCCCCTTCTTATGGCGGTAGAACCTTATTTTTCCTTTGACTCCAAGTAGTCTTGGAATTTTTTTCAGTTCTTTTATTCCCTGTGCGGTCTGTCCTAGTGGAGATATAATATCTATAATCCACGGTATATGACCACTATTCCAATCTTCAGCTTTTAACGATCTTGTCTGATGTTCATATGCATCTGATGCTTCCTGAGACATAAAAGCCCATGATGCATAAAATACTTTATCCGGGTCTACTAATAATAAATACTGTTTTAATCTTATTGGTGGTAAAATTAGTCTACGTAAATCTCCAATTTTATGATTTTTATGTAAACTACTTAAACTTAAAATATGTATTATTTTTTCAAGATCATTCATTTAATGCCTTTTGCGTGATCCTCCCCCAAAGCATCGCCGTTCCAGCTATTTGCTATTGACTCTCCGGCCTTACCACTCATCCATTTTTGCACGGAAAAGAAAACAGCACCGCCCGGACCAGATTCTGCACCATGTACTGTGTTAGGCTTCAGTCTTATTTTTCTCATATACGCTGAAGCCTTACCTTCTTTTTCAACATAGTGCCCCTCTTGTTTAGTAAGAACTTCTTTTCCCTTATATCTAAAATTCGTACCGTATAAGTAGACAACATAACTATCCACATCAGGATGATTATGATCATATGTTACTGTATCAGGTTTCATATAGACTAGTTCAACCTGATAGGGGCCGTGTCTTAGTAGTGTACAAGCAGTGTGTCCTTCGATAAACAGTAGAGGATTATCAAAGGGAATCTGAAACTTATTAGGACACTTCTCAAAATACCACTGCATAAATCCAGTTAGATCATCATTAAACTCATAACCAAGATCATCTTTGATATAAGCTGCCGGGAATAAATTTGTTTTTTTAAAAGCGGCGGCCTGAAGAACCGATATAACAGTATTTAATTTATTGTCCAGTTCTTCTACTTTTTTTTCTAAATCATTCATCCTATTATTATAGCACACTTTCTTCCTTTTCCCAAATCATACCCTCCAGTAAGTGGCTACCTTTTCTCTGGGTTCCTCATCATACTCTGGATCGTCAGGATGTGAGAGGTGCCATGACTCCTTCATGTAGTGAATTGCCATTGTAAGGGCATCAACCTGATCATCATGGGCTGCATTTGGAAAGCGTATCAATTCCTCTATAAGATCATCTGCCCACTTCTTATTCTTGGGTATCCATAGTCTTCCAGCCTCCATGATAGGACTGGCAGCGTAGACTCTGGATACCTTATCCCGGTCAGGATTATATTCTATTACCGGGAGTCCTGCTCTTCTCATATCCTGTATCAGAGACTGGCCCGATGCCTTCTTCTCAACCATGCACACATCTGGCCTATGCTCATTATATAATTTCTGTACCATACGTCTTAGTTCTGGATACTCGAACCTGCCCTTAATATTTCCCAGCAGAATTAAGTGAGAGGCAAAATCTTCATATCCCTGTTCATCCACATTCCTCATGGAAAAGATTCCCCATGTCTGTATCACACTATAGTCTGCTGTGGTTCTGGTGGAGAAGGCAGTATCAAGCGTCTGTATGACAAAATCACAGGTGGGTGGCTCATCCTCAACCCAGTCCTTGATCCACCGTTTTTTTATAATACCACCCTCTTCAGGTGTGGGGTCTTGCATGTACAGAGAGTTCCAGTATCTGCTGCCATTACTGGCTTTTATTTCACTCTCATCCATCCTGAGTATTCTGTCCGGCTTCCACTCAGGAAAGTAACTACCCCCAACAGGAAGATCCAGAAGTTCTGCTGCATCTTCATCCAGCCATGCAGGTATCTTAACAACCTCCCATGGAATAGTCTCATAGTCTGACATATTCTCCTGTTGCTTCAGCAGCCAACCGCAGAGATCATCATAGTGATATCGTGTATTTATTATGACAATGGCACCATCAGGCATGATACGAGTTCTGAGTCCTGCAGGATACCACTCTTTGATGAATCTTCGTCCGGCGCTGGAGATCGCATCTTCCTCTGACATGGCATCATCAAGTATTGCTACATGGGCACCCCGACCAGCAATCTGTGATCTGACACCGGCAGCATAGTATGTACCATTATGGTTTGTTTTCCACTTACCAGCAGCCCTGACATCACTTCTGAGGGAGACACCCCTGAATACCTTCTGATATTCTTCGGTATTTACTA